TGGAAGGCACTCGCTATCCTGAGAATCAGGAGTTTGTTGCGATATGAGTCAACAAATACAAACCTTTAGCGTTTCAGCGCCAGCACTTTATGGGCTGAATACGCAAGATTCACCTCTTGATCTTGCGGCTGGATATGCTTTGGTTGCGACAAATTGCATCATTGACCAGTATGGTCGTATGGGTTCACGCAAAGGTTTTTCAAGAGTCAATGCGTCTAGTGGAAATCTAGGCGCAAATGACGTTAAGGTTATCCATGAGTTAGTTCAAGCTGATGGCACTTTGACTGTATTGTTTGCTGGCAACAACAAGTTATTTAAACTTGATGGGTCTAATGCCGTAGTTGAGTTGACCTATGGTGGTGGCGGTACAGCACCAACAATTACCGCAAGTAACTGGCAATGTGCATCGTTAAACAACATCACATACTTCTTTCAGTCAGGCTTTAATCCACTGATCTATGACCCCGCTGTAAGCACTACAACCTATCGTAGAGTTAGTGAGAAGACAGGGTATGTAGGAACTGTTCCTGATGGCAACATTGCAATCTCTGCTTTTGGTAGATTGTGGGTGGCAAACACTACAGCCAATAACGCAACAGTCTTTTTCTCTGATTTGATTGCGGGTCATGTTTGGTCAACAGGTACATCAGGTTCTTTAAATGTAGATCGTGTTTGGGCTAATGGTGCTGATGAGATCACAGGTCTTGCCGCACACAATGGCTTCCTGTTTATCTTTGGTAAGCGTCAAATTCTGATTTACCAAAATGCTACTACACCAGCATCAATGTCATTGAGTGACACTGTTGAGGGTATTGGTTGCATTGCAAGAGACAGTATTCAGACTACTAGCACTGATGTGCTTTTCTTGTCTAACTCTGGTGTTCGTTCTTTGATGAGAACAATTCAAGAGAAGTCTTCACCTGAGAGAGACTTGTCTAAGAACATTCGTAATGACTTAATGACTGTGATTGCTGGTGAGACATTGGCAAATGTTAAGTCTGTCTATTCTGAGCGTGAAGCGTTTTATTTATTGAGTACACCATCTGTAGGTGGTGTATTTTGTTTTGATACCAAGGCTTATTTGCCTGATGGTGCGGCAAGAGCAACGACTTGGGACTCTATAACACCAACAGCATTTTTGTCTCGCCGTGATGGTAGTTTGTACATTGGCAAGAATGGCTATATTGGTTTGTATGGTACTTACCAAGATTACCAATCCTCTTATCGTATGTTGTATTACACAAACCATGCAGACCTTGGGAATCAGAACCAAACTTCTATTCTGAAGAAGTTGTCTATTGTTGTTATTGGCGGCACAAATCAGACTGTTGCCTTTAAGTGGGGGTTTGACTTTAAAACAAACTATTTGTCTGCCGATGATTCTATTCCTAGTCAGGGTGAGTCTTTTTACAACATTGCTGAGTATGGTGCTAATGCTACTGTAGTTGCAGAATACTCTGATGGTGTTGCGTTGCAGACCTTAACTGTTTCAGCATCTGGCGCTGGTAAGGTTGTTCAAACTGGATATGAGACAGACATAAATGGTACTGCCTTGTCTATTCAGAAGATCGAAATTCAAGCCAAAAATGGCAAAGTAAGTTAAAGGAACATCATGAGTAATTACACAAAATCAACAAACTTTGCCACTAAAGATGCTTTGACTTCTGGCAATCCTTTAAAGATTGTCAAAGGCACTGAAATCAATACTGAGTTTGACAATATTCAAACTGCTATTGCAACTAAAGCTGATTTGGCAAGTCCTACCTTTACAGGTACGCCGACATTGCCAACAGGAACGATTGCAACTACTCAGTCTAGTGGAAATAGCACGACTGCTATTGCAACCACTGCATTTGTTCAAGCGGCTTTTGCTTTGTTGTATCCAGTAGGTTCTATCTATACGAATGCAAGTGTCAGCACCAATCCCGCAACATTGTTAGGATTTGGTACATGGACTGCATTTGGCGCTGGTCGTGTAATGGTTGGTTTTGACTCTGGGAATGCGTTGTTTGACACAGCAGAGGAAACTGGTGGTAGCGCAGATGCCATTACTGTTAGCCATACGCATACAGCTACATCAACAGTTACTGACCCAACTCATACTCATGTTGCACTTGGTGCAAATACCATGAATGGTACGAGTCCAGGGGGTGGTGGTGTATCTGCTGGTGGAAACAATACAACAACAGCCGCATCAACTGGAATAACTGTTTCTACAAGTGTTTCATCTACTGGTTCAAGTGCAACTAATGCCAATTACCAGCCTTACATTACTGTCTATATGTGGAAGCGCACAGTATGATTACACACCACTTTTCTGATGGACTGTATGCCAAGGAAGCTAGATTTCCTGCTGGTGTAGCCATCTTGAAACATACACATAACTTCAGTCACTTATCTATCTTGGCTGAAGGCAAGGTTGCGGTGTTGCGTGGGAATGAGATTGATATTGTTACTGCCCCTGCTTGTATAGAGATTAAGGCAGGATTGATTCATGGTGTAAAAGCCATTACTGATTGTGTTTGGTTTTGTATTCATGCCACAGACGAGAAAGACCCGTCTAAGGTGGATGAGATTTTGATTAAAGGAGATTGATATGCCAATAGGATATGCAATGGCGGGAAGCGCCGTTTTAAATTACTTAGGAGCGCAAGAACAAGCTGGCGCTATGGAGAATGCGGCAAATCAGTCTGCGGCGGCAACACGAGAATCAGCTAGGTTAGCGGCTGAAGCGGCTAGATTTCGCCCTGTAGGGATTACATCACGCTACGCCACATCCAATTTTCAAATGTCTCCTGAAGGCTACTTAACTGGTGCTGGATATAACCTTGCGCCTGAATTAAGAGGTTATCAAGATAGATTGTTTGGATTAACAGAACGTGGGCTTGGTCAAGCTGAAGCTGGAGAGGCTCGACTTAGACCTAATGTTGGTGCGGCTGAATCTTTGTTTAATCTTGGAAGTCAATATTTACAACAAACTCCTGAACAAACAGCGCAAAAATATATAGAGAGCCAATACAACTTGCTTGCTCCTAGCAGAGAACGTACTTTAGCTGGATTGAGAAATGACCAATTCCAGAAAGGTCGTTTAGGACTATCTGTTGGCGCAACTGGAGAAAGACCTAGTGGTGGTCTTGGGTTATCGGCAACTAATCCCGAATTAGAAGCATATTACAACTCACTAGCACAACAAGACTTACAACTTGCACAACAAGCTGAACAAGCTGGACAACAAAGAACTGCATTTGGTACAGGATTATTTAGCACTGGAAACCAACTGTTAGATCAATATTATGCTGGTCAGGTTGGCGCATTGAATCCATTTACAACCTACTTGGGTGCTGGTCAAACTATTGAAGAACTTGGACAAGCGCCTTTGAAATTAGGTGCGGCTTTGGGTGGACAAGCGGCGGCTTATGGTGGAAATGTTGGTCAAGCATTGTTAACTGGTGGAATGAGTGCCGCAAAGATACAGCAAGGTGGTCAAGGATTTAGTCCTACCGCTGGTTTGTTGCAAGGACTTGCTAACAGCCCAAGACTGCAAACTGGCTTTGAGAATTTGTTTAATCCATCTCCTTTTAGAACAAGTGCATTCTCTGATTCTTACCAAGCAAACATTCCTGTAAATAATCAATCCTCTGGCTACTACTAAGGAATAATCATGGCATCAGAAATTCTCGGTTTATTTACTACTCCTGAACAGTATCAACTTGCTCAACAGCAAGCACAACAGGCGCAAGCTATTCAGTATGCAAATCTTGACCCAATGGCTAGGGCTAACTATGGGACTTTTCGTGCTGGTCAACAGTTAGGCGGTGCTATTGGTGGTGCTTTGGGTGGTGAAGACCCACAGTTAAAGTTGATTTCAATGCGTCAACAGTTGGCTAGTCAGTTAGACCCAAGTAATCCACAGTCTTATATGCAAGTTGCAAAGATGGCGGCTGATGCTGGTGACCAACAGTTTGCTATTGCAATTGCTAATGCTGGTCGTGAAGCGGCAGTTAAAGTTGCACAGGCAAATAAAGAACGTCAAATGGCTATTGCTCCTGATATTCAAAAATCTCAACAAGCCGCCGTTATTTCTCAGGCTATTAGACAATATAAGGCATTACCACCAACTCCAGAAATAACTCAAGCTATTGAGACTTTACAACTTCAATTAGATTTCCTTTCTCCTAAACAAAAACCAGAAGCAACACCTGATGCTATTCAAGTTGCAAGACGGGTAGCTGAACTAGAGACTCAATTGAGCCCTGATGCTGGAGTTGTTTTACCTCCTCAAGTTCGTGCTGGATTAGAGTCCGAACTTAACAATCTTAAAAAACAAGAAAAAGAAAGAAACATTTCATTTGGCACAGAAGCAGAAAGAAAATCTAAAGCAAAGTATGGAAAGCCTTATGCTGATTTAACTCCGATAGAAGCTGGAATAATAGATAAACTTGTAGAAGAATCTGAGCGAGCTAAAGCAAGAGAAACAAAACCAGAATTTAACATGGGTGGCACAAAAGCTGTTGAGCCTAAAGATTGGTTGAAATTTAGCGAATTCATCAACAAAGACCCTCTGATGACTAGAACATCGTCAATTCTTTCTGATGCTCCAACTGCAATTGAAACAATTAAAAATTCTACTCAAAACAATTTTTCTTCCGCATCTTTACCAGCCGCAATTGCAAAGTTAACTGGTGAAGGCAAGAATATGTCTAATCAAGACATTCAGCGTTACACCAGAACTGGTGGTTTGGATGAAAGAATTGCAGGAGATGTTGTTGGATTCTTTACAGGCAAAAAAACTAATGTCACAAAAGCACAGGCAGAACAATTTGCTGTTGCTTTATATCGTGGCGCATTGCTAGAAAGAAAGAAATTTATTCAAGATCAAGCTGAATCGACAGGATACGATCAAACGCCAAATTACAAAAAGACCATTGAGCAACTTGATAAAAAATTAGGTCAATTTAAATTGGTTACTCCTAGCGGCTCGCAAGCCCCATCTTCACCACAGCCTCAAGTTTTTGATGCTGAAAAAGAAAAGCGTTATCAGGAATTCAAAGCTAAACAAAGTGGAGCAAAACGATGACTGAACAAGAAGAATTTGAGTTTCGTCTGCGTTTAGAAAATGAACAATCTGGCTTAGTGAAAGCAGAGGAAGTACCATTTATTTTTAGTGGAATGTCTGATGAACCAAAACCTCCAACAATGAGTCAATATTTGTTGGAAAGTGCTGGTCGTGGACTGACAAGTACACCAGCAAGACTTGCGGCTGGTAGTGCAATGCAAACAGGAACATTTGCTGGAGCATTCCCATCACAACCAGAATTAGAGGCTGTAACAACTGAATCCATACAAAGAGGATTGGGTCTTCAACCACAAATGCGCCCTGCGACTGGACTACAAAGATATTTAGGTGCGGCTGTTGAAGGCGCAACTGATATTACTGGACTATTTGGCAAAGGCAGGGCATTGTCTGCAATGACTGGCGGCATGGCTGGTCTTGGTGGTGAGTTTGGCGGTGAAGTTGGTCAACAAGTTGCAGGAACATCAGGTCAGGTAATTGGTGGTCTAGTTTTCTCTTTGTTATCAGGTGGCGGGACTGCTAAAGGCGGTCAAATGTTGTTTGATAAAGGCAAGGAGCGATTCAACATTAAAGACCTTGATGTAGCTGATCTTGCAAATGTAGAGGGTCTTTCAAGGGCAAAAGACCTTGTAGAAAAAGCTTTAGAAGCAGACCCAACGCTTCAAGCAAGATTGAAGACTATTCAAGATAGGGTTCAATTTGTCACTGGTGAAAAAGGTGCTTTAGCTGTTACTGGCATAGACAATATTGCCTTTAGGACAAAGTTAGAAGACCTTGCAAAGAATGATGTTGCTTTTGCTGGTGAGTTAAACAAACTTTATACAGATTTAAAGGGTGCTGTGCGTAAACGAGCATCTGAAATGTATCCTGCACCAAGCGCAGAAATGCCATCTGGAAAGGCAAAAATAGCAGAAGTTGAGACTGACTATAACCAAAGAATTGGCTTTATAGACAAGCAACTAGAGAAGTTAACAACAGGCATTGATATTACTGGTCAAACAAAACCAACAGAAATTGGTGTTGCAATACAAAATCTTGTTTTGGCAAAAGAAAAAGCCGCAAAAGCCGCACTTTCTCCCGAATATGATTCGGTTTTAAACCAAGCGTCTAAACAAGGTGCATTGTTACCCGCCCAAGATACACAGAATTTATTGAAGACAGCAGAAGATTTATTCCAAGGTGACCCTTGGGCTAAACAAGCACCACTGTTGAAACTTGTAAGAGAGCAGTCTGCAAGGTTTAAAGCCATGCGTAGACAGGCTTTGCCTGAAGGTGGAGGTTTGTTGCCAGCAACTGCCGCACCTGATTTATCAATGGGTATGGACATAACTAGCCTTGATTCATTGAAAAGGCGTGTTGCAGAAGACATCCGCATAACCCGTGACCCAAACAGGCAAGATAAATTACGTTTGTTGCAAAACAATGTTGATGAGGCATTGGATAAAGTACAAAACGCAAGTGGCAATATTGAAGTTGATTTCAGGGGTCAAAAGTTACCTTTTGGTCAAGCAATGACTAACTTGGACACTGATTACTTTAACAAGGTTGGTGTTCCATTTAAGGATGCGGCGGCTATAGAGAAAATTAGTTCTTCTGACTATGCTGAAAAGATTTCTCCATTGATTGCATCAAGTCCTACGTCATTAGCGCAATTCTTGCGTGTTGCTGGTAACGATGGTGTCGCTTTGGCAGAGAAATCTGTTATGTCAAAACTCTATAACCAATCATTGAACAAAAATGGTTTTATAGACCCTGTAAAACTTGAAGACTTGCTTACTAAGACAAGCAACAATGGTGGATACAGCGATATTGTTGACAAACTTCCTGCTTTGAAACAGCGGTTGTCAGACGTTGGATTAAAGGCTCAATATTTGTCAACAGAAAAAGTTGCTATTGATGATGCCGCTAAAGAAGCCAGAACAAGGCTTGGTCAAAGTTTCCTTGCTGACTACGATTCAATGGGTATAGATGGAATTGTGTCAAAGATGACGAGTTCCACAGGTAAGGGTTATAGAAACAAGTTTTCTGTAGACCTGAAGAAGCTATCTTCTGAAGAACAAACAAACGCAAAACTTGCAGTCAAAAATGGCTTAGTTAGCAAGATGCTGGACTCACAAAACCCTTTGGAATATCTTGAAAATAATAAAGATACCTTTATTACAATTTTTGGTCAAAAGCATTTTGATAATTTGACTTCTTTGGCTGATATATCAAGGCTTGCAAACAAGATTGATGTTGAGAATTTAAACATTCGTGCCGCCGCTGTTAAAGAGACATCTGCTTTAGAGAGAGCAATGGGTGGCGTGAATCCTCAAAGAATTACTGGTATTGCTGTAAACCAGATTTCAAGCATATTCAACAAAGGATTCAGGATTTTATCTTTGATTGGTCAGACCAATATTGATGAAGCCACAAAACAAGCCCATAGAAAGCTGTTCTTAGATGAAAATGGTGTTAATGCAATCTTGAATGCCTCAACAAAACTTGTCACTAAAAAGGGCAAGGAAATTG